GGAAATGGGCTAATGGTAATACATCAAAAGATAATGTTATTATGGGTACAGATTTTACAGGTACTATGCCTGAAGATTTACCATTTTAAGATGACTGAAGAATTAAACTTTAAAGCTATATGCGACCTCACTACAAGAGTAATGGGGTTGCCTAATGGCTCTTTAGTATTTAAAAATAGAACTAGAAATATACAGACAGCAAGATCAGTTGCTAGTTATATAGGACTTACTGAAGAAAATATACCTAGAGCTGTAATTGCTGAAGTTCTTGAAAGAGACAGGTCAGTTTCATATCATTATGAAAGAACACACAAAAAAAATTTTAAACAATGTAATGTTTATAGAAATACTTTTATAAAAGTCTTAAAAAAATATAAGGATGTTATTTTTGAAAAAGATGTATTTATAACAGGTAAACAAATGAAGAATCACTTGTTACTTAACAAAGTTTATGAGTCAAGAGAATCTGACATTAAGCTTAAAATTATAAGTGGTAATGCTCAATGTATTATATATACTACATATTTAGATTTTTCTAATCAAATAGAAAACGTTAAACTTGCAATGAAGAATTATCACTATACAATAAATATTATATAATGCAGAAACCAAACTACTACGCAATTATTCCAGCTAAAGTAAGATACAGTAAAAAACTTACACCTAATGCTAAATTACTTTATGCTGAGATAACTGCTTTGTGCAATATGAATGGTAACTGTAAAGCTTCAACAGAATACTTTTGCAGACTTTATGAGGTTAGTAGGGCATCCATACAGAATTGGTTAAGACTACTAGAGAAAAACGGTTACATATCAAGAGTTGTAAAATATAGACAAGGTAGTAAAGAAATTTTGTCTAGGTCTATCAATTTATTAGACAACCCTAGTCTAAAAAATTATACAGATAATACTAATACTACGTATAGTAATACTAATCTTACAGATAGTAATAAAAAGGCTTTTTTTAAAAAACCAACTGTTGAAGAAGTACATCAATATTGTAATGAAAGGAAAAATAAAGTATGTGCAGATGCCTTTATTGATTTTTACGAAAGTAAAGATTGGATGGTTGGAAGCAATAAGATGAAAAATTGGAAAGCTTGTGTTAGAACTTGGGAAAAACGAGAAGATAGAAATAATAATAATAACGACAGATCTACGGCACATTGGCATAAGAAAGGTCAAGACTATGGAGATGGCACATTTTAAAATAATATGAGAACAATAGAAGAAACATTTAGAGATGCTGAATACTTACAACCTAAAGTTTACATTAGGTATAAACTAGGAAGCAAAGAAAACTTAAAAGAAGACTTTATCAAAGCATTTGAATACTATGATAGAACTATTGATACTTATACGCATTTGTCAGCTTATGATGAAATAATTGATTGGATGGTAGATACAAAAGGAAAGGGTTTAATAATTATGGGAGAATGTGGTTTAGGTAAATCTACAATACTTAATTATGTTATACCTGCTATATTTAGGACAAAAACAAATAAAGTTCTTAGAAGTATTCCTGCTAAAGAATTAGGAACAGTAGAAAGAAATATTGCACCTTTTATTATAATTGATGATTTAGGTACTGAAAGCATAAAGAATGATTACGGAACAAAGATAGATGCTGTTACTGATGCTATTTCTTATGCAGAGGACAGTTCTAAGACATTAATAATAACTACTAATTTATCTCCTAATTCACTTAAAGAAAGATATGATGAAAGGACTTTAGATAGATTAAGAAAGTGTAAGGTGGTAATAATAAAAGGAAAAAGTTTTAGAAATTAAAAATAAATAAAAATGAAATTAACAGACTACGAAATAGAAGATGTAAAATCTTGGGATTACCCTGACTTTTGTGATGCTTATATCAGTTATGCAGAAGATGAAAATGGTAAAGAAATGACTGAACAGCAGATACAAGAATGGACAGAAAACAATGAAGAAGAATTTTATGAAATGGTATTAGAATCTTTAAGATGAAAGTAGGAACTTTTTTTAGTGGTGTAGGTAGTCCTGAACAAGCTTTAAATAATTTAGGTGTAAAACACGAAATAGAATTTGCTTGTGATATAGACAAGTATGCTAAACAGACATATTTAAAAAACTTTGATTGCAAACAATTTTATACTGATATAACAAAACTTGATATGACAGACTTATCTTATGTTGATTTATTGGTTTTTGGTTTTCCTTGTCAAGCTTTTTCTATGGCAGGAAAAAGAGGAGGGTTTGATGATACTAGAGGAACATTATTTTATGATGCTTTAAGATATTTAAAAGAACATAGACCAAGATATTTCATAGCAGAAAATGTAAAAGGTTTATTGTCTCACGATAATGGAAAAACATTTCAAACTATAATAGATTGTTTAGCTTCAACTACTAACACACAAATGTCTATTATGCCTTTTGATAATTTAGGATATCATATTTATTATAAAGTATTGAACACAAAAAACTTTGGAATACCACAAAACAGAGAAAGAATTTTTATTGTAGGAATAAGAGACAATGAAGATAATAATTTTAGATTCCCTAAAGAAATTCCATTAAAATTAAAACTAAAAGATATTTTGCAAAAAAATTATGATACAAAGTATTTTTTAAGTGAAAAGATGATTGCTGGTATATTTAAAAGCAATTTTAGAGAAAGAAAACCTATTAATATCAATAAAGTATCAACTTGTTTAAAGATAGGAGGAGATGTACCTTGTTTTGAAGTTACAAGTCATTCTTTATATCCAAGAAGTAGTAAAACAAAAAAAGGTGGAACAGGACATTTAAGTAAAAAAGATGGAACATCTTATTGTTTAGATACAGGAAATAATCAAGCAATAGAAAAACATAATAATTTAAGAAAATTAACACCAATAGAATGTGAAAGACTACAAGGTTTTCCTGACAATCACACAGAAGGAGTAAGTGATACTCAAAGATATAAACAAATGGGAAACACAATAACTGTTAATGTGATACAAGAAATAATAAAGAATTTAATATGAAAACTAAAGAAACTATAAGAAAGATACTTTTAGAAAAACCTCATTTAAGAGACAATGACAATAAACTCATAGCTTCTTTTTGGTATAGAGAATTAAACAGTAAGAACATAGATGCTGAAGAAATAACTGCATTAAACTTTTTACATAAGTATGCAGATAATGAATTAACTAATGCTGAGAGTATAAGAAGAATGAGAGCTAAGCTCCAGGAAGAAGAACCAGCTTTAAGAGGAGAAGCATATAAAATACGTAAGGGTAAACTACAAGAAGAATGGAGAAAAAACTTAGGATATGAAAACAATTAATAGTGTTAGTGGAGGTAAAACTTCAAGTTATATAGCAGCAAACTATCCTGCTGACTATAATGTATTTGCTTTAGTTAGGACTAATGATAAGTCTTGTCTTTATCCTGATAAAAAAATAAGACAAATAGTATCAGATAAAATAGGAACAGAGTTTGTTGGAACTTTAGAACAAGACAATATAATAAAAGTTATGATAGATCTTGAACAATTTATAGGTAAAGAAATAACTTGGTTAAGTCCTAAGACATTTGATGAAATAATAAATGGAGATTGGAATAAAGGTAAGAATGGAAGCCATTATCTACCTAATTTAATGACTAGATACTGTACTACTGAAATGAAAATGAAACCGATATTTGAATGGTGGCAAAAAGAAATAAATGAAATTGTAGAAATGAGAATAGGTTTTAGAGCAACAGAAATGAGAAGGGCTAAAAGAATTATGGAAAAGCTAAATGAAAATGGAATAGATGAAATGAAAACAATAGTTGGTAAGAGAGGTACAAGAAATAAATGGGGAATGGTAGAATGGAGAATACCAACTTTCCCTTTAATACCTGCTAATATTAATAATGATACAATTTATAATTATTGGCAAAAAAATAAAGAAGTACAATTTGAAGAAGGATATTATAATAATTGTGTAGGATGTTTTCATAGAAGTCCTGTTTTTCTTTCTAAGATGAGCCAAGAACATAAAAACAAAATGGAATGGTTTGCAAAAATAGAACAAGAAAATGCACCAAATACATTTAGAAAAGATTGTACGTATCAAGATATTCTTAAATGGAAACCTCAAACAGAATTAGATTTTGATGACTTTAATGAATGTGACAGTGGATATTGTGGATTATGAAAAAAACAGTAAGCAAACTCAAGAAAGAACTTGATAAGTGGTTTAGTCTTTACATTAGACTTAGAGATGCTACATCAGAAGGAGCAGTAATTTGTATAACTTGTGGATGTGTTAAAAATTACAAGCAAGGTATGCAAAACGGACATTTTCAAAGTAGAAGTCATTTAGCTACAAGATTTGATGAACAAAACTGTCAGCCACAATGTGTAGGTTGTAATATGTTTAAACAAGGAGAACAATATAAATTTTCAATAGCATTAGACTCAAAGTATGGAGAAGGTACTGCACAAGAGTTAGAGTTTAAATCAAGACAAATAACCAAGTTTACTAGATCAGACTATGAAGAAAAGATAACTTATTACAAATCAGCTGTTAAAAACTTAAAAGAAGAAAAAGGTATTGAATAGAATATTATGATATATTTGGAAAATGATAGAACTTATTTACTCAAGTCAGGAACACAAAGCATTAATAGATCTTTATATTAATATGTGTAAAGAGTTTGCAAAAGACGTAAGTAGTAAAACTAAGTACAATAATTACAAAGATGTATTAAAAATTATATTAGAATATCATAATGGTTATGGTAGTGGAGTTGAAGAAAACAACTTTTATGATTGGCTTATGATAATACCAATTAACTTATCAGTAGCTACAAATGGTTTCTTTGCAGGAGTTGAGACTAAACGTAACAGAGCAGTAATAAGAACGTATAAGGTAGTCCTTGAAGAAATACTACAAGAGACAGTAGATAAAATAAGTTTATTAGAAACAACAAATGAATAAGATATATCTTGAAATAGCTAAGCTTACAGATAAGTTTAGAACTATGTCTTACAGATTAACGACAGATGAAAACAAGATAAACGAAGCAGTACAAGAACTTATGTTGTATTTTATGCAAATGAATCCAACAACATTAAAGTCAATATATGATAAAGATGGAGTAGATGGATTAACAAGATACGGAGCAGTAGCATTAAGACGGGCATTGACAAGTAAGAGAAGTAATTTTTATTATAAGTATGAAAAGTATTATACACGTATTGATAGCTATACTAACAATGTTAGCGTCTCTAGTAATCATCTTGACTATGGAAATGATAATAATTATTATAAGAGTCTATCAAACATTCCTAACGCAGAAGTAGATAATGCTCAATTACATAAATTAGAAATAATAGATGTAGAGTTAGACAAGCTAGACAATTGGTATGACAGAGAGTTGTTTAAGTTATATTACTATGAAGGCAATACATTAGATTCACTAGCTAAAAAGACTAAGATAAGTAGAAATAGCTTATTTACAACAATAGACAAAGTAAGAACAATACTAAAAAATGAATTAAATGAAGATGTATGATCCTGTAAAAAATGATAGTTTTGTAATGATGTTTGGCTTTAGACATCCTGATTGGAGAAAGAAATGAATAGGTTTTTTGTAGAGAATGAAGTCTATGAAGATAGGATAGAAATATGTAAAGGATGTGCTTACTATTATAAGCCAACAGGTAGTTGCAAAATTTGTATGTGCTTTATGAAAATCAAGGCACGTATAGCTAACCAGCATTGTCCTCAGAAGTATTGGGATCAGACTACGGAAGTAATGAAAGCACCTGATGACTTACCACAAGAGATAATAGATGCTATATTAAATATGTGGGAAGACTTAAAGACAGGCAGAGCTAAGAACGTACAAGCTAAAAAATTAATGATAGAGACTTACAATACAATATACAACACAAACTATCAAACTAATACTAATTGTGGTTCTTGTATATCAACTTGTTTTGATGGTATAAAGAAACTATATAAAAAATACAGCCAATGAGTTACCTAGCACACCTAAAAAGAAATAAGATGCACTACTCAAGTAGATGGGTAGTGAAATACAATGAAGACTTAGTAAAAGAAGTAAAGCTTATATACTCTCCTGAAGAATATAGAAAGTTTACTGATGCTAAACCTTTACATACACAAGACGGACTAATTAAAATACTAGAAAATGACAAAGAAAAAAGAAATTAATCCTAAAATGCTAATGAGCAAAGAAGAACTAGGAATACCTGACTATTACGTTGGTAAGGTTTTTGGATATGAAGCACGTAGAGTAGTAGAAGACTTTGATCTAAGCTACAATATGGCAACAGCTGTAAGTTATCTATTACGAGCTAAGAACAAACATAGTGATGGTGGTATACAAGATATAAGAAAAGCTATAAACCACTTGCACTTTGAACTAGATAAACTACAATGACACTTTATAGTTGCAAATGTGGTAACACACAAGAAATAGGTAAACAGACTATTAGATATAGAGACAATGGCTGGAGAACAATAGAAGCTAGATGTGAATGTGGTCTATGGATGGATAGTAAACCTGAAGAAGGTATGCCTACAATTAAACGTACAGAACCATCACTAACTAAGATAAGGAATAAACTATGGGCAGGTGCTAAAGAAAAGCTAGTAGGAGAAAGAGGTATTAATGAATCATTTGATTAATGAAGTACGTCATAAACAATAGTGAAGACAAGCAAAAGTTATTTGACTATCTAAAAGAATTAGGCAATGACTATATTGTAGACGTTAAGAAACAAAAAAACAATAGAAGCAAAATGCAGAATAATTACTATTGGGCGTGTATAGTACAACCATTAGCATCAGAGCTAGGTTACTTTCCTGATGAAATGCACGATACTCTTAAAGTAAAGTTTGCTAGTGAATGGCAAAGTATAGAGATAAACAATAAACAAATAGGATTACAAGTAGTAAATAGTACAGCTACACTGAACACTAAAGACTTTGAAGTATATGCAGAACAAATAAGGATATGGGCATTGTATGAACTAGGTATAAGACTAATGCTACCAAATGAATATGAGTAATTTCTATTATATTACAAAGATTAGATAACTGAATTAAACTGAATAAAATGGACGGAAGAAGAAACAATAAAGGAACTAAAGGAAACAAAGGAGGAAGACCAAGTAGGTCAGATGAACAAAAGCTTATAGAGAATCTAACACCTATGAATAGTCTAGCACTAGACTCACTACAACAAGGATTAGAAAAGAAAGAACAATGGGCAGTAAAGTTATTCTTTGAATACTTCTATGGTAAACCACAACAAAGAGTTGATGTAACAACTAATGAAGAAAGTCTAAATATGCCTATCATTAACTTTGTAGAGACTGAACCTGTTATTAAACTTACAGGAATTGATACTGAATAAGAAATACGAAGAACTTTTTTCATCTAAAGCTAGGTACTACATCATCACAGGTGGTAGAGGATCAGGTAAATCATTTGCCGTTACAGTCTTTCTTACACTACTAACAATGACAGAAGGCATAAGAGTATTGTTTACACGTTTTACAATGGTATCAGCTCACTTGTCAATTATACCTGAGTTCTTAGAAAAGATAATACTATTAGGATATGAGAATACCTTTAGTGTAAATAAAGCAGAGGTAGTCAATCTAAAGAATAAATCAGACATACTATTTAGAGGTATAAAGACTTCAGCTGGTAATCAGACAGCAAGTCTAAAGTCATTACAAGGTGTAAGCACTTGGGTACTTGATGAAGCAGAAGAACTTATTGATGAAGATATATTTGATACAATAGATTTAAGTATTAGAGAAAAGAATATACAAAATAGAATTATTCTTATACTTAATCCTGTTACTAAAGAGCATTGGATATATAAAAGGTTTTTTGAAGATAAAGGAGTTGAAGCTGGATATAATGGTTTTAAAGACAATGTATGTTATATACATAGTACATACGAGGACAACAGAGAAAACCTCTCAGAAAGCTTCTTAGAGCGTATCAAGACTATAAAGCATAATAACTTTAAAAAGTATCAACATAAAATATTAGGTGGATGGTTAGACAGAGCAGATGGTGTAGTATTTGATAATTGGAGTATAGGAGAATTTAATCCTGATAACTTACAGACTTCTTGTGGTATGGATTTTGGGTTTTCAGTAGATCCTGATTCATTGACTGAAGTAGCAATAGACAAAAAGAAACAGAGGATATATCTTAAAGAGCATCTATACAAGAATGGCTTAAAGTCAAATGAACTAGCACAGATAATACTAGACAAGGTAGGACAGAAGCTTATCATAGCAGATTCAGCAGAGCCAAGACTAATAGCAGACTTAAAGCATTTAGGGGTAAACATTAAACCTGTTAAGAAAGGAACTATTGAAAGTGGTATAACACGTATGCAAGACTATCACTTAGTAATAACACCTGAATCAACTAACATAGCTAAAGAGCTAAATAATTATATATACAGCGATAAGGGTTCTAAATTATATCACGATTCATACAACCACGCAATAGACGGAATAAGGTATAACGTAATCTACCATTTAGACAATCCAAACGCAGGAAGGTATTATGTTCAATAAAAAAAGGGCAGCATAAAGCGTACCCTAATTATTAACTAAAACTATGCAAAGATAACATTTTAAACTAAATATGAACAATTTCTATTATATAGTATATGAAGGTAAAGATTAAGAAGAAGGGAAAAGTAAAAGAGTTCAAGTTAATTAACAAGTGGGAAGACGTAACATTAGAAAAGTGGATAAAACTTGTTGATTATCATAAACTTAGTAAAAGTGAAGAAGCTTTAGAAACTATAAAAGCATTATCTAATATTCCTAAGAAGCTAATAAAGGAATTAGAACTAAAAGATATAGCTATTATAATGGGTAAAATTTCTGAGCTACAACAGAAGCAAAATAGTTCTTTAAAAAAGATAATTGAAATAGATGGTAAGAGATATGGTTTCCATCCTGACTTAGACTCAATCACATTAGGAGAATGGTCAGACCTAGAAACTATGATAAAAAATGATGTAGAGAAACATTTACCTGAAGTTATGGCAATACTGTATAGACCGATAGTAGAAGAACAGAATGACATCTATACAATTAAAGCGTATGATGGAGATATAAGCATACGAGCCGAACAGATGAAGAAGATGTCAGCTGAACAAGTGCAAAGTGCATTGGTTTTTTTTTACACTTTAGGCAACGAATTGTTACTGACTTTGCCATCATTTTTGACGGAACGGCTGAAGGAAATAAAGGAGCAGTTGCAAGCGAGTCCTTCGCAGAAAAGTGGGGGTACTTTGGAATAATGTATAGATTGTGTAATGCAGATATTTCAAAACTAGAACAAATAACAAAGCTTAACCTATTAGAAGCATTTACTTGGTTAAGTTATGAAACAGACTTAGAGTCGCAAAATAAAGTAAAATATGGCAGTAAGCAATAAGACATACAATAACGTAATAAACACTCTATGTAGATTAGGAGAGTATCACAAGCAAATATCTACTGTATCTGTTGGAGATATATATGACATCAACTTAGAGAAGATGGAAAAGTTTCCTTTATTACATATCAATCCTTTAAACGTAGCAACAGGAGATAGTGAGTTAGTATATAACTTTCAAATCTTTATTATGGATATGGTAAGTGAAAAGAATGATTGGAAGACTAAACAACAAACAGAGCTTACTAAATTAGTAAACACTAAGAACAATGAGCAAGAAGTTTGGAATCAGACTTTAGAAATAGCTACTGACTTTATAGGTATGTTAAGACATAGTTCAAGACAATCACTCGAAGGAGTTAATGATATTAATGCACCTATATACTTTACACAAGATCAATTCACAATAGAACCATTTCAAGAAAGGTTTGACAATCTTTGTTGTGGTTGGGTATTTCAGATAGGTGTTAAGGTAATGAATGACTTTGATACTTGTAATATACCTGTATTAAATCAAGGTGCTGGGTACTAATGATTGAGATACTAAAGAGATTAAATGAGATAAAGATAGGTAAAGTAATAATAAAAATAATACCACCAACAATAACAATTAAAATATAAAATATGGCAGATTTAACAACAACAATTCAAGAATCAGTAACCTTAAATGGTTCACTAAGGGGTTCTACTAACTCAGTAACTACGACAGGTATAAATGATGTATTTGAAAGAATAGTAACTTGCGTACAAGGACAAGAAACAACAGTATGTAATTTTGCTGCAAGTCCTTATACATCTTCAAGTGCTATTGATGTAGATAGAGCAAAGTATTTTAGAATTACTAATCTAAGCACAACTGAGAATATAGAAGTAGCTTTTATAGGTTCATCAAATTTATATACTGTATTAATTACTTCAGGCAACTCTCATATATTAAGTCAAGCAGAAGCAGTTCTTATAGGAGAAACAGGTACTACACCATCATTTCCTACTTTAGAAAATTTAGGTAGAGTAACAGTTAAGCCAACAAGCACAACAGATGCTAGAGTTGAAGTATTTGTAGGGGTAGAGTAATGAAGACTGACAATATAGAAAGGTACTTAAATAGCTTTGGTAAGCAAGTAGTAAATAGGTCTAAGGGTAATCTACAAAAAGCAAAAGGTGGAGGTACAAACTTAGAAAACTCTATTAGCTTTAAAGTAATAACTGATGCTGATGGTTTTGCAGTACAATTCTATATGAGTAGTTATGGTACATTTGTAGATAAAGGTGTATCAGGTAATAAACAAAAAAGAACTTTTAAAGACTATATAGGACAGACAATATCTAGTCCTTATAAGTACACTAACAAGCAACCACCTCCAGGAATATTAGCTAAATGGATAAAGAAAAAAGGAATTAAAGGTAGAGATAAAAAGACAGGAAGGTTTATTAGTAATATGTCTTTAGCTTTTATAATGGGTAGAGCAATAAAGAGAGACGGAATACAAGGTATAAGTTTCTTTCAAAAACCTTTAGGATTAGGTTTAAAGCAATTTGGTAAAGACTTACTAGGTAGTTTAAAAGAAGATATAATAGAAGGATTAATAACAGTAAAATAATGGCATTATATATAACACAAAAACCTTTATATGGAGATGTAGACAACGGAGCAATTCCTGTTGGACAACAAGTAGTATTTTCAGTAGAGGATGCTTTTCAAGTACAAAATAGATACAATGTAAAATATGTAGCAGAAGTTCATATAGGTACAAATCCTATAAACCTTTCTGTTGGTACTCAACTTGTAGCATCTTTTAAAACAACTCCTAACAATGCAGGGGTAGGTATATTTGATTTACAATCTATATTAGAAGGATATGTTAGTTCAGATAATTTAGGTTCAACGTCAGGAAATGGTAGTACATACAAGGGGGTTACATATACTAATAGTAAATCACATCCAATACATTTAATTGACAAATATGCAAGGACTAATAATTCAGTTAAATACTTTGCAATACAATTTACTGTTGAAGGATCTACTACTCCTACAAGTTCTGTACAACAATTAGGAGATGCAGTTAATTCAGCACAATATATAATGTTTAATGGAGTATTGCAATATGATAATTACTTAACACAGACAGGTGCTGATTATGGTTATAATCTAAAAAAGAATCTACTATACACAGCTAAATCTACTTCAGCTGCTAAATTTTTAAGTAATGCTCCAACTACTTTATATGCTAATGTTAATGATTATGGTACACTATCTTTTTTAAACTTTCTACCTACATCAACTGATAGAATAAAACAAATCAATTTAGTATATTATAAAAATGATGGTACTACAAGTTCAGAAAATGTTACACAAAATTACACAAATGGAGGAGCTACTAACTTAGATAATATATTTACTCAGCTATTATATTTCGGTGCTTTTCCTGGTAACTTACAAAATTGGTCTAGTACATTTCAAGGTCTTGTAGCTTTAGGTAAAATAAAAGGAGGTTATTATACAGTACAAGCACAAAATGATGCTGACGAGCTACAACAACTATACACTATAAATGTAAATTGTCCTAACTCTAAAGGATATGAAAGTATTAGACTTACTTGGCTTAATCAATGGGGTGTATGGGATTACTACACATTTACTATGAAATCTACTAAGTCTGTAACGACTAATAGAACGACATATACTCAAATGTCAGGAACTTGGAATGATAGCACATATAGAATTAATGGTTTTCAAGGTGGTAAGAAAAACTTCAGAGTAAACTCAACAGAAAGAATAACAGTAAATACAGACTTTGTAACTGAAGCAGATGCAGTATGGTTTGAGGAGTTAATCAATAGTCAAGAGGTATATGTATTAAATGGTTATGAAACAGAGACAGCACCTTACAATACTATGACTAATAAGTATGTAGAACCTATATTAATTACGTCATCTAATTATATTCGTAAGACTATTGCTAATGACAAGCTAATACAGTACACGTTTGAGATGGAAAGAAACAAAACACAAAAAACACAAACTTCATAATGAGCATACAATTAGTTTTACATCCTCAAGGTAACAGTCCTAATCAAATTATTGTAGATGGAGTAAATTTCTTTGGAGTTAATAATGCTACTAATTATTCTACCACAAGTTCATTTACTGATATAATGAGTAATGCTTACCCTACTACACCTAACACTTGGTATAAGTTTATAAATACATCTTTAGGTACTCCAACAGTAGCAGCAGGAACAGGTGGTAAATTGCTATTAAGTTCAGTTGTATCATCATCTCCAGGCACACAATGTGGAGTATATCAACAGCTATCAGGATTAGTAGTAGGAGAAAGCTATACACTTACAATAGATTTAACCTCAGCAAGTGGAAATGTATTAGTATCTGTATATAATGGACAGATAGGATCAACACAAACATTTAGTGCTACGACTTCACAAATAACTGCAAATTTTACAGCATTGTCTGAAAATGATACAATATTTATAACATATCAAAATACAAGCGTTAATATTTTAGGTATTGATAAACTTACATTAACAGGAAAAGTTGAGAATGGTGTATTAGGTCAAGTCATATGCGACTTATATGAAGATGAAGAAATACCATTAACTTTAAGTATTGATGACTTTAAAAACGTAGCAGAAAAGATACAATCATACTCTAAGGACTTTAACTTACCAGCAACAAAAAGAAATAATCAAATCTTTGGTAATATATTTGAGATAACAAGAACAGTAGCAAATCCTTACGACTTTAATCCTTATGTAAGAACAAGAGCTGTTTTAAAGCAAGATGGTATTATATTATTTGATGGTGCTTTAAGACTTATAGACATACAAGACAGAGAAGGAGAGATAAGCTATAATGTTAATCTATATGCTCAAACAATAGCATTAGCTGATACATTAAAAAATAAGACTTTTGATAATATTAACTTTAATGAGTTACAACATACTTATGATAAGACAATAATAAAAGGTAGTTGGTATGTAGACGGATTGACTTTAATTAATAATCTACCAACAGGAACTTATGCAGGTGTAGCAGGAACAAAAGAAACAGATGTACTAAAATACCCTTTTGTAGATTGGACACATCAAATGCTATATGCTAACGGAGCAACAGGAACAAATGCTACATTAGGAACTCCTGAGCTTACGTCATTTGAACAAGCATTTAGACCTTTTATAAAGATTAAGTATATAATAGACAGAATATTTAGTGATGCTGGTTATACTTACAGCTCAGGTTTATTTGAAAGTACAGAATTTGGTAAGCTATTTATGGACTTTAATTGGGGAGGTGATACTATGCCTTCAGTAATTGGAGATACTAGCTATACTGCTACAAATGGTACTGCTCCGAATGTTACTGTTGGCTCAACTTTTGAAGTTATAAAATTGTACCCTTTTGGTGTAACTTATGGAGTTTCTACATCAGTAGTGCCTGATGATTATCAAAATACAGGAGTTGATGCGTATTCTATTGTAAGTACAACTGATAATAATTTATATAATGTTGATTATGATTTTAGATTTTTTACAACAGGAGGAGATAATAGTATAGTAGATTGTAGATGGGAATTATATAATGCTAGTACAGGAATTACACAAAATATTAATTTTGAAAGTATATTTATTAGTTATCCAAGTGGAGTAAATTATAAAGGAAGTTTTAATGTTGCATTAAATACAGGAGATAAATTAACTCCTAAAATGAAAGAAACAGGAATAACTGATAGTGTAAAACATTCAACTGCTACTGTAACATTTAATCTTAGTAGCTCAATAGTTGATTCAGCTATATTAAATTCATTAAGAGGAGAAATAAATCAATGGGATTTTTTAAAGGGTATAATGACTATGTTTAACTTAGTTACATTACAAGATAATACTGATCCTGCTAATATTATAATAAAACCTTATGCTGATGTATTTATTAAAACAACATCAGGAACGACATTAAAAGAAAGAAGCATACAAGCAGATTGGACAGATAAAGTAGATTTAAAAGACGTAAAGCTTACACCATTAAATGATTTAAAGAAAAAGACTATATTTAAGTATGAAGAAGATGAAGATGATTATGTATTTAATGTATATAAAAAATCTACAACAGGACATCTGTATGGCTCTAAAGTATTTAGTGCTGAAAACTTAACACTATTAGAAGGAGAAGAAGAAATAGTTGCAAGTCCTTTTGCTGCAACAGTATCTAAACCTTTATGGTCTCAATTAGCTAATTTTATTACTCCTGCTGTATATGCTATGGATGATGATGGTGCTTCTAGTAGTTTTGAAAATAAACCTAGAATATTATATCAAATGAACTCTAGCCCTGTGCAAATGAGTTCTACTTATTTTATACCTGCACAGAATGGTACATCAAGTGAAAACTCAGACTTGCTATTTACATTTTCTCACTTAACATCTATACCAACTGTTGTAGGAACTACTGATGATTATAATTTTGGAGAAACACAATATTTTTTACCAATAGGACAGACTGTAACAAGCAATCTATTTAATAATTATTGGCTACCTTATTACAATCAGTTATACAATCCTGATACTAAGACAATGACTTTAAAAGTAAACTTAACAGCAGGAGATATAGCACAATTTTCTTTTACAGATTATATTATGATTAAAAACAGAGCATATAGAGTTAATAGAATAGACTATAAGCCAAAAGATTTATCAACAGTTGAATTTATACTAATAAACTAATGGAATTTAGAAACGGATTATCAGTAAAACCTAAAGAGGTATTAAGAAGTGGACAAGTAGTCTTTACAGATGGTACTAATGACGTTACACCTAATCAGACTGATTGTGAAGCATACGGATATACCTATAATCATAGAACTAGGACTTGTGAAGCATATAGCTATACAATGCGAGTACAACAAGCAATAAGTAATGAAACTAACACTATAAAAGGTGCAGGAAATGAAACAGAGACAGGTACTAACAATACTCTGTTAATAGGAGAAAACAATATAGTAAAAGGAGAATCTAGGAACAATATAATAGTAGGTAATAATAATGAAATTGTAAATGGTATAAACAATGTAGGTGTATATGGAACTTTTGCACAAGCTACTGTATCTAATTCAATAGTATTAGGAGGTAATTCAGGTTCTGATAGTTTATCTGAAAGACAAAGTATTCAACTTATATATGGAACTCAAACAACACAAGGAGGTACAGTACATAGTTACTTAAACAACATTACAGACAATTACTTTTCAATACCTGATAACTGTGCTATGTATTTTCACGCAGATGTATTAGCTTTAAGAGTAGGTGGTACAGGAACAGGTAGTGCTGGAGATTTTTTAAGTTGGGTAGAAAGGGGGGTTGTGAGAAATGCTTCAGGAGCTTTGAGAATAGAAAGAGAAAGAGATACAATTCAAGGGTTTGGAAATCATACTAATTGGAGACCAACAGCAGTAGTAAGTGGTACTGATTTTATAATAGATGTAAGAGGAGCAACAGATACAACAATAGAATGGTGTAGTAATATAACATTTACACAAATTAAAACAAGTGTAGCACTTTAAAACAATAGATATGGCAGATAAAACAATGACTTTTGAAATAGATAGTAACATTAAATCAGTTACTAAAGATGTAGAAAAGTTAGACAAAGCTACTGATAAAGCTTCAGGTGGGTTTAAAAAGATGGGTACAGCTGTAAAAGGTATTGGTACTGCTTTAAAAGCAGCTGGTATAGGATTAGTAGTAGCACTTTTAGCTAAACTAGGAGAAGTGTTTAGTAAAAATCAAAAAGTATTAGATACTTTTAATACTGCAATGACTGCTTTAAGTATTGCGTTTAATGACTTATTTAGTTTTATTGATAATAATATAGGAACTATTACAGGATATTTTAAAGAGCTTTTTGAGAATCCTAAAGAAAAGATTATAGAATTAGGTAAAGCTATAACAGAAGGTTTGTATAATAGATTCATAGAACTTTTAGATGTATTTGGTTTAGTAGGTAAATCACTTATACAATTAATAAAAGGAGATTTTAGTGAAGCATTAGAAACTATTAAACAAGCAGGTAAAGAAACAGTAGATGTATTAACAGGAGTTGATGAAAGTTTTGAAAAAGTATCAGAAACTATAACTACTTATACTAAAAAGACTTTAGATCAAGCAAAATCAATTACTGCAACGACTAAAGCAGCAGAATTAGCAGCAGTAGAATTTGCTAAGTTAAATGCTCAGTATTTAAAAGACGCAGAGATACAAAGACAAATTAGAGATGATGAAACTAAGACTTTTGAAGAAAGAATAGAAGCTAACAAAGAATTAGACAAAATATTAGCAGAACAACAAAAAGCACAAAAAGCACAAATACAATTACAGATTAATGCAGCACAAGCTCAGTATGATATAAATGCAAGTCAAGAAAATTTAATAGCATTAGAACAAGAAAAACTTGCTATGTTAGAGCTTGAAGAAACAATAACAGGACAACTATCTGAGCAAAAGACTAATCAAGTAGCATTAGAAAAGGAGTTATTAGAAACACAAAACGAGCTAAGAGCAGAAGGACTTACAGGCATAGAAAGAGAATTAGAAGAACTTGAAGCTGCTTATAAGCTTAAGTTAGATATGGCTAGGAAGTCAGGAGTAGATACTACTGCTATTACTGAACAATATGAAAAACAAAAAGAACAAGTTGTACAATCAGGAGTTAATGCTCAATTAGGTGCTTATTCAGCTCTTACAGGTGCTTTGGGTGCTTTAGCTGGAGAAAATAAAGAACTAGCACTAGCACAAGCTATTATGGACACTTATGCTGCAGCTAATGCAGTTTTAAAAGATCCAACTTTAGTAGGGCCTGCTAGATTTGCTTCAGCAGCAGCAGTTATAGCAACAGGTCTTGCTAATGTTCAATCTATTATGAATACTCAAGTGCCTGGAGGTGGTGGAGGTGGAGGTTCAGCTCCTAATGTAGCATCAGCACAACCTGCTCCACAAATGATGTCAGGATCTTTTGAATTAAGTAATACAGCAGCACCTGAGCCAATGCAAGCTTACGTTGTTTCTGATGACATAACTAACAACCAAGATAAACTAGCAGCAATAAGACGTAGAGCTACAATTTAAAAATCAAATAAATATTAATTAAATCTATTATATAATATGCCTTGTACAAAATGTGAGAACGGAAAATACAAATGGGGAAAGACAGGAGAATGTAAATATGACTCCAAAGAAGAATGTGAAAAAGCTAATCCAAAAAAATATAATAAAATGAAACCAACACCACTAGGAAAGAAGTCGTATGAAGAATACGCAAAAGAATTAAAAGAATATAATTTAAGCTCAACTAAAAAATTTAATTTTGGTTTAGCACAAGATTTAGAAAAAGCAGTAAAAAAAAGTGAAGGATTAGTAAAAACTTCTCAAAAACTTATTGATAAAATGGAAAAAGCTTTTAAAAATTACAATGATGTTAGAGAAAATACAGCAACTAAATCTAAAGAAATTGAAAAGCAAATATCTTTAAATGAATCAAAAATTAAAGATGCAAAAACAGCTGCTAAAGAATTAGGAGTAAACATAAAAGATATTAAAGGAGTTTCTGTACTAGAAGATTCTAACAATGATTTAGCAAGAGAAATTAATTTATTAGATTACCCAGCAATTAGATAATATGAAAGAAACTAAAATAGTAGAATTAGTAATAGCAGATGATAGTCAAGAACTAGCTATTGATGCTATTAGCTTAGTAAACTCTCCAGCAATAGAGCAAGACTTTGTATTCTTTGGTAAAGAGAAAAACAACTTGACGTTTGCAAAGGTAGATGAAGAAAAGCGTATGCTAGTAAGTCCTGCTTTAATACCTAACAAGCAAATATTTAGATATGATCCTAACACAGATTCAGAGTATTATGTTTACTTTAGTCCTGAAACAGTTAGAAAAGCTAGTGAGTTATATTTAAAACATAACAATCATCATAAAG